CGCGACATGGTGATGCAGAAGATCACCCAGTTTAAGTATGTCCCGCGCCCTCAGTCAGAATCTATCGTGCACAACGTGCTGCAACCGGCGATCCGCTTTACCAAGGAAGAGTGCCTTGATCTCCCTGAGATTACATACGTTACCCGAGACATCCCGCTGACCTCACAGCAGTTGAAATACTACGAGCACCTACGCAAGCACATGGTAGCCGTTGCCGCCGGGGAAGAGATCACTACAGTTAATGCAGCCGCCAGCCTGAACAAGCTCCTCCAGCTATCGTGCGGTGCAGTATATTCAGATACTGGGGAGACCGTTGCCTTTGACTCATCGAACCGGATGGCCGCACTCAAAGAAGTTATTGACGAAGCAAGCCACAAGGTCATTGTGTTCGTGCCCTACAAACATAGCATCCAGATAATTAACGAAGAGCTAAAAAAATCAGGCTACACCGCTGAGATTATCAGTGGAGAAGTTTCTGTAAATAAACGTACCGAAATATTTAATAAATTCCAAACAGAACCTGACCCACGGGTACTAATTATTCAGCCGCAAGCGGCCTCACATGGTGTAACCTTAACGGCTGCAAACGTTGTGGTGTACTGGTCCCCCGTCATGTCTGTGGAGACTTACCTGCAATGTAACGCCCGTCCGCACCGCGCAGGGCAACGCAATCCTGTCACTGTAATTCACCTGCAAGGCTCACCTGTAGAGAAACGTATGTACGCCATGTTGGAGGCAAAGATTGATATTCATTCCAGAATGATCGACCTATATAAAAATTTGCTGGAAGACGAATAAAAATGTTTGACAATCACGTACAGTAGGTATATTGTCAAACCTTGGGATCAACACTGGGGGGTACATGAAAAGCCGAATACCTATTCCACCAGCGTCTGTGTTGTGCGAATTGTTTATATACAAAGGTGGCGCTTTATATTGGAGGCATGACGCAGCAAAAGGCCGTATGAAAGCTGGAGACGTTGCTGGATACATAGATTCGCAGGGGTACATAACCATAGGGATAAAGGGGAAGTTTTACAAAGCGCACCGGATTATTTGGCGCATGCACCACCCACATGGAAAAATGCCCCGCACTCTGGATCATATTGATGGGGACAAAAGCAACAACCGCCTAAACAACCTTCGGGTAGTTACCCACTCGGAGAACATGCGGAATTGGCTACCGCAGAAAAAGCCAAAACCCCGTAAGGGGAATAAGCTAGTACAAACCCTTGGAGAAAGCGATGAGTGAAGAAACTAAATCTATACCGACTGATAAGTTGGTAAAGGCATACGTGAAGATACGCGATGCCCGTAAAGAACTGTCGGACGAGTTTGAGAAGCAAGACGGTGACCTCAAAGAGTCGCTGGATATAATTGAAGCGCAACTGCTGGAAGCATGTAAAGCCATTGGTGCTGACAGCATACGCACACCTTACGGCACACTCAGCCGCACTGTGAAGAAGCGTTACTGGACGAATGATTGGCATTCGTTCTATGCATTCTTGAAGGAACATGAAGCAATGGAGTTGTTGGAGAAGCGCGTATCACAAACCAACATGTCCACGTTCCTTGAAGAAAACCCAGACCTGCATCCGCCGGGTCTTAATGTTGACAGCCGCTATTCGGTTGTTGTCCGTCGTAAATAAGGAGAAAGTACAATGAGCGAACTTACCCTGCTCAACAAAGGTCTGCCCGCACACCTCAAAACTGTGGAACTTGATGAAACAACTAAAGCCCTGATGGGTGGCGGTGGTGGCGATAGCAAGCGTATCTCCATAGAAGGCGGTGTATGGCGCATGATGGTCAACGGTAAAGAAGTTGCCCAGAATGAAGAACGGTCAATGAATGTTGTTATCGTTGCCGCAGCCCCAAAGGTATCTCGCATTTACTACGCAGGTACTTACAAGAAAGGTGTTGTAACCCCACCCGATTGTTGGTCAGCAGACGGAGACTTTCCTGATGCTAAGGCAAAGAACCCACAAGCTAAGAAGTGCGCAGACTGCCCACAGAATATCAAGGGTTCGGGCCAGAACGAAAGCCGTGCTTGCCGCTTCCAGCAGCGTTTGGCGGTGGTCTTGGAGAACGATGTCGCAGGTGACGTATATCAGCTTACCCTTCCTGCCACTTCGATTTTTGGTGCGGGTGAGAACGGTAAGTGGCCTTTGCAAACTTACGCAAAGATGATCGCAAGCAAGGGTGCGCCTATCACTTCCGTAGTGACTGAAATGCGGTTTGATACAAATAGCTCCACACCTAAGCTGACGTTCAAGCCTACCCGGTTCTTGGAAACGGATGAGTTCAATGATGCTATTACACAGGGTACATCCCCTGATGCTATCAAAGCTATCACCATGACCGTTGCGCAAGCAGATGGAGTGAAAGATGCCGATAGTGGTGAAGCATTTGAATCAGCCCCGGCACCGAAGGCTCAGGCTGCAAGTGTTGCGGATGCTGACGAGGAAGAAGATACACCTGAGCCGACGAAGCGTACGTCCAAAAAGGCAGAAGCCCCTGCGCCTAAGAAAGACGTAAGCAAAATCCTTGAAGAGTGGGACGATGAGTAACGGATATTCATCCAAATTCGCACGGGTAGTTAACTCAGCGGACACCGGCAAGTTAGGTGTCCAGCTTGGTAACCTGTGTATTGATCGTGACATTCCGGCTGTGGATGTGGCAGAGCATTTCGGGGTAACCCGCGCCACTATCTACAATTGGTTTAAGGGGGAGACCAACGTGCCCCCGTCACATCAAGAAGCAGTTGCCAAGGTAGTGAAGCAGCTACTGAGTAAGACTTAGTGTAAAGGTTAAGGAGGCTAGGGAGCGCACCCGAAAAGGGTAGTTGCCGTCACTATCCCTGCCTACCTTATTTTTAAAAGACGGCTGATGGGGCGGCTATGCTGACGAGGACAGACTTTCTGTCTTTAGTTCTTCCACCGACAGGTACGTACTGCGTGGTAGGGCTGAAGAAGGATGCAAAAACAAAACAAATATTTGTCACCTCAATCGAGGAGATTAATAACTATGCAGACGCATTGCTGCATAAAAATTACGATGCTTATTTTGCGCTGGCTTCATACACCGATGATTCCGGACGCACGATTAACAACGCAGCACAACTGAATTCTTTTTTCCTTGACCTTGATTGTGGTGCAGGGAAGCCATATGCGGATCAGGCCGCAGGTGTTGCGGCGCTAAAAGAGTTTGTAAAGAAAGTCGGACTACCGAAGCCAACCGCCGTCGTCAATTCCGGACGAGGTGTCCACGTGTACTGGGTTGTTGAGCAGCCGGTGCCAAAGGAAGAGTGGCGTGGACTTGCTGAAGGTCTAAAAGCACTATGCACAGCGCATGGGCTCCATGCTGATCCGGCAGTCACTGCGGACGTTGCGCGTATCTTGCGTATACCGGACACACTCAATTACAAAAACCCTGATGACCCACAGCCAGTCAAGCTGATCATGGCGGGCACCCGTGTAGGTATTGAAGCCCTGCGCGAGAAGTTTGTCATCAACGAGCTGCAAATCCCCGGAGAGCGTCCGTTTCAGCGGTCAATTGATCCAACCACGCTGGCACTGCTGGGCAACTATCAGTCACGCTTCAAAACCATTTTGCTCAAGTCGGTGCAGGATGAGGGCTGTGCGCAGATCAAGCATATCTATCAGAACCAAGATTCCGTCGAAGAGCCATTGTGGCGGGCGGGTTTATCGATTGCACATCACTGTGTGGACGCAGAAAGGGGTATCCATGTTCTATCCAACAAGCACCCTGAGTACAACGCGAACACGACAATTAAGAAAGCTGCGCAGACTAAGGGCCCGTACACTTGCGAAACGTTTAAAAAACTCTCTCCGGCCCTTTGCGCCGATTGTAAACAGCGTGTCACTTCCCCGATTCAGATTGGGCGAGAGGTCATTGAGCCTACTGAGGATGAGAAAGTCGTTGAGTCGATTGAGCCGGTTACGAAAGAGATCCGCACATACACGATACCCAAATACCCGTTTCCGTTCTTTCGAGGAAATGTTGGCGGTATCTACCGCAAGGGCGATCCAGACATTAAAGATGATAAAGATGAACTCATCTTCCCATACGACTTCTATGTAGTGAAGCGCCTGTATGACCCGGAAGACGGTGAGTGCATCATGATGCGCCTGCATTTACCCAAGGATGGGGTACGGGACTTCATCATGCCGCTGCGGGATGTGCTATCCAAAGAAAAGTTTATCGGCACTGTCGCCGAGCAGGGTGTGACCGCCCTTGGTAAGAAACAGGAGAAGTTAATGATGTACACCACACGCTGGGTAGAAGAGTTGCAAGCAATGGGGAAAGCTGAGATTGCGCGTAAGCAGTTTGGGTGGCTGTCAGACGACAGCGGGTTCATCATTGGGGACAGAGAAATCCGTCCGAACACTATTGAGTACAGCCCACCTTCCGCAGCGACACTTCCGCTGGTGCCAGCGTTCGGGGTCAAAGGCGATCTCGAAACATGGAAAGATGTCATCAATCACTATCGGCACCCGGGCATGGAGCTTCGTGCGTTCTCCCTGTTTATGGGTTTCGGTGGGCCGCTGATGAAGTTTGTGGCAGAGGGTGCACTGAGTGGGTTCCTGCTCAATCTGGTCAGCCGTGAAGGCGGCACCGGTAAGTCCACCTTGCTCTCCGCTATCAACAGCATCTATGGCAACCCAGATGCGCTGTTGATGACCTATAAAGACACGCACAACTTCAGACTGCAACGATTCGGTATCTTGCAACACATCCCGGCAACCATTGACGAGTTGACCAACATGAAGCCCGAGATGATGTCTGATCTGGTGTACGACATTACCTCAGGTAAGGGTAAAGGCAGAATGTCCGCCAAGGCCAACGTGGAGCGCGTCAACACCACGACATGGAAGCTCCCCGCAATCTCTACCAGCAACAAGTTTATACGCGACGCGTTGTTGTCCATTAAGTCGTTCCCGGAGCCGGAACTGTTGCGCATACTGGAGGGTAACCTCAGCATCGATACGTCGATGGACGCAATCCAAGCCAAGCGACACTTTGGTAGGCTGAACAACAACTACGGCCATGCCATTACGATATTCATGCAGCACGTGATGACCAACCTGCCCGCCACCGTTGACTTCATAAACCGGGTCAACGAGAAGGTAGACCGCGCTGCGGGCATCACAAGCAACGAACGCTTCTGGTCAGCCGGACTATCTATGGGTTTGGCAGGAGGAATTATTGCTGGCAAGTTGGGGCTACACGACATTCCTACCAAGCCTGTGTTCGACATGGCGGTGCAGTGGGTGAAAGATACCCGGAAGTCCAACAAGGAGTCCATGTTCGACAGTGAGGACTTCCTCGGTGCGTTCCTGCAAAGGCATTTCCACGAGATTCTGGTGATCAACGGTACGATGGACAAGCGCACAGGGATTGAGCACTCTCCTATCCGGGAGCCACGCGGCCCACTAACCGTACGGTATGAGCCAGATACCAAGCTGCTGTTCGTTGCGGTGCGCCCTTATCGGGAAGATTGCAGCAAGTACTCCATGAGCTTTGACGGGTCATTGGAGCCATACATCAAGGCAGGTGCGTATCAGGGTCAGAAGAAGAAACGCATGTTTGCAGGCACCGTTGCCAGCACCGCGCAGAATGTTTACGCGCTGGTGTTTGATGCATCCAAGCTGGGCTTCTTTGACGAAGAGATATTACTCAATGCTCCGCCTCCTGAACCTATCGGTGTGGATTGACTGGGGGAAGCTTGAGCCCGGTACGTCTTTCTTTGTCCCCTGCCTGAACCGGGCAGAGGTTGAGGAGTTTGTACGCAAAGAAGCCGAGCGGCTACGGATGCAGGTTATCTGTAAGCACGTTGTGGAGAAGGGAAGGTACGGCTTGCGGGTTTGGCGCGTAGCGTGATATGCTACTTGCACTCGTATCTTTCTCCAAGGGAAGTTGAGTGTTCCCCCCGCTGGCATCCGTGCTGCGGGGGGTTTTTTATTCTCCGTACTCTTCCATGATCTGCATCCGCATCCTGCGGTCCAGCGTGATACCGTCTACAGATTCCCGCTCGTTGCGCCGCCGAGTGGCGTAGGATTTTGCCGTTGTTTCTGGCGTAATACGGATTTTCGTTGGAACCTTATCGTTAAACCGGTCGATAGACTCCTGCACGTCTTGCACCCCATCGAAGTCACCGCTCTGGCGGGCAGCATCCAGCTTATCTAACAAAGCCCCCCGGCGATTCAGAATAGTTTTCTCCGCTGTCTTCATAGCACCTGCTCGGGCTTGCGCTTCAGCTAACTCTGCCGGATTAAAACCAAAAACCTGCATGAGGGTGTTGTAAACCCCGATCTCCTCCACGATGGGTGTACCGTCTTTGGTCAAAGCACCTTCAGTACCGAGACGGAACGCCTTCAAACCGTTACGCACAAACGATGGGACCAGCGCCTCCATACCCCGTTCGATCTGCCCTTCGTTGATCAACTTCAACCCACGCTCCGCACTGCGGAAGGCACCGTATGCGGGACCAGCAGCTTGCTCCAACGCGTAGAGTGTCGGGCCAATCTCGGACAAACGCTTTGGATCTTCTCGCCACAACAAACCATTGAAGCCAGTTCTTGATGCGATGTCCACACTGAGCAACTGATTGATCGGACCCTTGTAACCAATGTCGCCTACCGCTGCGCGAATCTCTGCATCTATGTCGAACGGCTCATCATCGTCGCCCATCAGAAACTCAGCCAGTAACGATACAGCACCATAAAGTGGCATGCCTTGAATACCAGCGAAGGTGTACGCCATAGCGGAGATACCTAGCAACTGCCTACGTGCGATCCGTTTGGTCGCTGGGTCCATCCCACGGAAAGCCTCATTAGCCAGCTTGCCCAGCAAGTAAATCTGAGACTGTGCAAACCGTTTGAAGGTGAACGCCACCTTGCCGATACCCTGCTGGAAAAAGCGCGGGCCAATCTCTGCTAGTGAAGCACCATGGGCATCATTAACCACCCCCAACGCCTCTGCAATCGCGGCATCTACGTCCTTACCATTCTGACGTGCCAGATCAAATGCAGCGATCAGTGTGATCTCACGGTTAGCACGTTCGGAGTTCTGGAATACCCAACCCAGTGCGTGTTCAACCTTGGCGCGTTTGCCGGTGTAATCTTCAACCGACGTGTTGCGGGCTTCAGTAATCTCATACCCAGTAGACCTACGAATAGCGGCACGGGCAACTGCTACGTCGTAAAGCTGCTTGTACTCACCCTTGGCGTTAGTACCAAACGTGTGGTCAGGCAGGAACTCACTGTTGTTATCTTTGCCGCCTTTGTAATACATACTTGTGGCGCGTTGCATTGCCGACGCTGCCTTATCAAACCCATACTTACCACCCAGCAGCGGGTACACCACGATAGGCAACTGGGTCAAGTTGACCACGGCAGACGAGACGTTACCGGCGATAAACATCATGTAGCTGAAATAGCTGGCCTTGGATACCAGACTGCCGTTGACCGGGTTGCGCAAAAACTCCAACTGACGCTCAATATTACCCACCACATCTCGGATATTTGTGGTCGGTGTGTCGGTAGCTTCTTGGCGGATAGCAGCAACAGAAGACTCTACAGGGTCAGAATACTCAAGGTTACTAAGCTGCTGTGCCATTTTGCTGGCAACGTTTGCGTAAGCTTGGAACACGTCCTCATTGAAACCTGCCACACCTTCACGCTTGCGGAACTGCTGACGCAAGGACTCCGCAGGGAACAACGACATATATGTTTGGTACACGTTATCGATGACAGCAGGATCTACCTTGTTTTGCACCAACTCTGCGATTACAGAACCCATGAAGCCGGTGGGTGGTGCGGTGCGGAAAGATATCTGTGACAGACGGGCATGGGCCTTTAGTTCCGTACCTCCAGCCTTCAGTGCTTTATCCGCAGCCAACGCACGTTCACGTGGGCTTTCAAACGCCATAGATATACGTTCACCGGTAGCATCTTTGAACGTCAGCCAGTAGTCGCCTTGGCGGGTCAACGGCAGGTACACCTTCAGACGATTAGACTCAAACATCGTACGCATCTTGGACGCTGCACTGCCAGACAAGTTCTTGGACATCAGATCCATAAACTCTTTGGCGTTGTCGTCGTACTCTTTGCGCATCCCGGCGTACACGTCCTGCAAGCCCTGCGGTAACTGCTTAAATTGCTTAGTCAGCGGATTGTTTGCCTGTGCTGGGTCGAGCACATCGATCTGATCCAACGTGGTCTTGTTGGCAATATCAAAGAACTTAGGCAGTGACGCCTTATGTTGATTCGCAATCTTGTACCACTTTTGAATATTTCCGCTAACGTGCTGCCTACGGGCCATTAGGCTAGTGGCACGGTTTTCAAGCGCAACGATTAACTTGTTTATAGACGGCAGCGAACTACCATAGACCTCTGCGATCTGCGGCATTGTCATAAACCCAAGCGCGGCACTCAGTATAGAGTCAGGCACCTTGGAGAATGCGTTGAGCGCACCTTCCTTAATATTATTAGCAAACGGTGGCAGGCCGTTAATTGCACCGGTAACGCCATCGAACTGTTGTTGCGCCTGCTTACGGTACGAGATGTTCTTATCTGTTGGCGAGTACGTGCCCTGATTAAAGGCGGACTTGATTTGGGTGCTATCGTACACGGCGAGGTTCTTGCGGCCACCTTCCATAACGTAGAAGCCGTCGAATCCAGCGACCTTAATTGCGGTTTGAATAGTTTTATTTTCAATGTCTGTCCATGACCCTCTACTGATTTCCGCTTGCATGAAAGAGCTTAAACCACCATTTGCTTTAGCTAGACGGGCTATATGCTCGGGGTTTTCATAATCAAACGGGTCTTGTGCGCTGACGTAGACCGGAATGATATTGGCGTTAGAAGGTAAATTGTTGCGGGCTATTTCTAAGTATTCGTCAATAGGGTCAGTGCCTTTTGCTTTTGCAACCTTTGCCCCTTCTTTTCTAAATTGTTCTATTTGCGCTTCAGTAAAAAACTCTCTTGGGTTACGCTGCATATAGTTTTCAGACATGTCAGCGAAACTCTCAGCAAACCTCGGGTCATCCGTCAGAAAAATAGCGCCCGCTTGTTTTGGACGAAACTCTTCGATGTCACGGGCTGTGCCGTGGTACATCAGTTTTGGTGAGCCGTCTGGGTTGCGCACCACGGAGTTGCCAAACCATTTCTTAAACGCATCTGTGCCGACACGGTACGAAACGTCTTTGCCACGGAACGCGGACACACCTTCCCGCACTGGGCCACCAACAACCACAAAACGCTGGGCGTTTGCCAACAACTCACGAATCTCAACATCCGTAACCTTACTCATTGGCACACCAAGACGGCGCAGGAACTGACGGATAGCGTTGAAGATGCGCTGGATAGCGTTGTTGTACACCCCGGTTTCGGCCATCTCAGCCAGCACTTCTTCCACAGCCTCATGCTTGGGCAGGCCCGCAGCCATCTTTAGCTTCGCAGCATCGCGCACCTTAACGTTGCCGTTATAGATGTCGTCCATCATCTTGCCGTAGGTGTTACCCAATATGGACTGCAAACCAAAGTGGCCTAATGCTTCATGCGCAAGTGTCAGTTTTGCTTCGGTATCGTTGGGGATATTGTCCGCAATCAGATAAACCATTTTGGTATTTGGATCGTACAAACCCGGAGCACTGAACGCATTGTCCCGCACCATCTGCTGATACAGCTTTGGCGGAAGTTCCTGAATGTCCTGAATGACTTTAATAGCAGGCGCATTCTTCCAACGCGCAACAATATTGTCTACGATCTTTTGCACCGCAGACTTGGGCATCCCCTCATCGATTGGGTCTTCTGGCGTACGATATAACGCACGTTTGGTAGCCTCGTCCACACCTTCTTCTTTACGTGCAGCCATCTGCGTTTGGGTAGAGGTAGCAGACGGGGTGCCGGGTACAGTCTTAGTGACTTTCTGCATTACAGGTTCAGCGCGTTGGCGAGTTATATCCCCCGCATCTACCGCCTTACCGTTAATGAAGTCCATCGTTGTGTCTGGGTTGTCCGGCACCACAAACATCTTTGCGCCGTTCATCTGCTGGCCGTAATTATCCAGCAGCGACTTGTAGGACTCCTTATCAACGTTAATGCAGCCGAATGAATACCGAGAATCTTCAGCGCCTTCTTTCTTTAACGCAGCCAGCCGTTGCTGGGCATCTTTTTCTTTAGTCCAGACAGAGTGGAACAGCGTGACGGAGTATTCACCATCGATGGCTTTATCCAGCACAAACACTTTACCGAAGTCATAGTCACCAGCAGTTTTTGCTTCGCCACCACCCCGCGCAGCGTCACGCAGACCCAGCGTAAACAGACCCGCCGGAGTTATCCGGTTGGACACAATGTCGGTGCTACCTTTGTAGAAGTCGCCCATGGTCTTGCCTAGCAAGACTTTTTTATCCAGTATCGGCTTGCCATCCGCGTCGAATATAAACACCCGTGCGTTGGGTTTGTCAGTCAAGACAAAAAGCTTATTCTTGGCTTTTAGGTCAGCTTGGATAGCCGGGAAGATATTGGCAAACGCCATCTGCGCAGCGGGCGACATGTTTTTCGCAACCTCTGCGGGCACTACGGCCTGTACCTGTTCTATCGTGGTAACTGTTTGTGGGGCAGCAACCGGGATCGGCGCACTCATGAAGTTCGGGTTCATGATGACAGCAGCAGCCAGTACCCCAGCATGAAGCTTGCGAATAATGTCGCGGATAACCCTGTCAACTGCTTGTGCGCCTTTGGTGGCAAACTTAACAATATCCTCACGAACCTTAGCAAGGAACGCTGGGCTGTTTACTTCTTCGCCGTAATGCTCGGCAAGTGCTTGTTGCTCAGGTGCTGCAAGTTGGGCAACCGCAGGGGCAATAGTCTCTTCGTCAATGACCCGTGTCTGGCCTTCAATGATGTCCGTAGTCCCAGTAGTGAGCGCCGTGCTTGGGGTTGGACCTTCCAGTTGCGCAGGGGCACTGGGTTGTGGCGCGGAAGGCCCTGTTACTGCGGGTACGCCAGCAGCTTGAGCAACGGCGGGTGGTTGGGGGAACGGCGTAGCAGTAGGCTGCTCAGGAAACAGCACTCCTTGCGGGGCAGCTTGTTGGGCAGTGGCTTCGCTTGGCGTTGTTGTCAGTGCAGTTGACTGTACTGGCGCTCCCACATCAGATTCTCCAGTAACTGCTGGAGCAGCGCCCAATCCAGCGGGTCCAAATGCTGTAGCTCCTCCGGGGGGTGTGGGTCCGGGCTGTCCAGCCAACTCAGGGCTAGGCTCAACTGCTGGTGGGACAGATTCTGTAGGCTCGATGACATTGGTGGCCTCCGGGTAAGCAGAAGGAAGGGTGTCTAAAAACTTACTGACTTCATCAATAGCTTCAGCACTGCGGGTCGGCGCGTTGGCATAATCCGTCAAGACTTCCTGCACTTGTGCAACCTGCACTGGGTCAGTCAAATCTTTTCCGGTAGTAACCTCTGCAATCTTGGCTTGCGCGGGAGTTACTGTAGGTTCTTTGACAGGCTGAAGCACCCCACCACGTGGGCCAAACATCTCGGCCTGCTGCCCATAAATAGCAAACGCCTGTGTAGCGATAGAGTCCAGCGCAGCTTTAGTATCCGCAGACAAACTTCTATTCGTTTTTGCCCGCTCGGCAATCTGCATGACAGCATCAAGGTCTTGCAAGTCCTCCAAGTTTTTACCCAGAAGTTGTTTATACAAGCCAGATTGTTTAGGTAGTCCCGTTGCGTTTAGCGTATTTGCATCCAGCACCGTAGGCATTGCTCTTGGCGCACCCTCTTCGGCTTCACGGGTAGGCAACGCGCTGGCTGCACCCATCTCCATGCCGGGGAGGGTACCTTGCATCCGCTCAGAGATTGGTCGAGTCGGTTTATCTTCTTGGAATAACCCAAGCTGACCCTCTGCGGTAGGTGTTACACGTCCCGGTAGTTCAGGCAGCGCCTGTATCTGTTCCTGAATCTGGGTAAGGGCGGCATTTGCGTCTTCTGCTTTTTTACGCAGGACATCGATCCGTGCAGGGTCAACAGCCATCTGACCGTTTGCCATCGCACCCATTTCAGCATTAATCTGCTGGAGTACCCCACGAATCTGGCGGTCTTGGTCTACAAGCGCACCACGCTGATCAATCTGTGCTTGCTGGTCAGCAGGTTGCCGTAGGGGAGAAAACTCAGGCCCCATCTGCGCAGCGGTAAACATCTCCCCCTGTGTGCCAGCAGGTGGGCCTTCTGCGCCGGGTGGGGCTTGTTCTCCAGCACGTTCACGTAGCCGTTCGCCAACTGCGCCAACTGTGCCAAACCCACCACCAGCCACCGCACCACGGACGCTGGACTCGATCATCCGCTCAAATTCTTTACTACCCCATATCGCTGCGTTCTCATCAACAAACTTCTCTGCTGCGATGTTGATGGCTTCCTGCATGCCCTCGGTCAAACCTTCTTTTGCTGCGGTAGCAGGGATTACCGCCAGCGATTTGCGCAGAAGGCTCGGGTTCATGCCCGAACGCTCAAGGATTTTTTCTGTAATAGACAACCTAAGGGGTTGAGACATCCCCCTCAAGATTTGCGCAGGTAGCACCGCATCCAGTGCCGCACTGACAGACCCAAACAAAGCAGCTACACCCGGCTCAAGTTTGCCGGTTTCTTGGTACACACTCTGAAATACTTCAGGCGCATTTTGGGCGTAAGAACCCAGATAGAGACCACTAGCCTGACCCAGTGCCTGACGAGTAGCGAGTTGTTCCGCACCCAATGTAGCAGCTCGGGTACCCACCTTTGCCAATGCACCACCCACACCACCTGTGGCAACCGTAGACAGGATATCCGGAGTAGTCTCACCAATAGTTTCCGCTGCGTACTTCAGTGCACTGGGGATGTCTTCAACTTGCTTGTAAGATGTAAATTGCGCCGGGTTAGTTTCTTGAATGCGCCGCTGGGTCTCAGCAGCTTCTGCCATCTGTCGTTGAGCGTACTCATCAAACCCAAGCGCAGACGCGCCCATTGCTGGGATAACATCACCAAACGTAGACCCCATGCGGGTGAGGCCACGTTTTACACCACGTGTAAAAGTCTCCCCAATACCAAACTCAGGGCCGGGAATTTTAAAGTCGTACTTTTTTGACAGTTCTTCGATACGGGCGTTTATTTGCGCCTCATTCATATCATCTGAAAATCGTACCGGCCCGAGTTTTGGCAGATTAATGATCATTTATACGACCTGTTAAAAGGTAGATTGGTCAGGTGCCGCATGTATTAATGCATCATTCTGATCAAGATACTGCCCGATGTATGCACCCTGCGCTTGTTTGATAGTTATCTGAGCTTTAGGTACATTCATAAAGTTATCTCCGTACTGGCTTTTTAATTGTTTTTCTAAATTAAATTTTTCTTGACTGTTTTCCCACATCTTACCCGCGTCCATTTTTAGTTTACCCAGTCGCGCCTGAGTTGCAGTATCCATAGATTTAATTCGAGCTTCAGTAAGCGCCAACGATTTGTTGTAATACGAAGCTTGGTTAGCGGCTTGTTGTCGTTGGACAGCAATTTTTTCCTTCTCTAGGCTAGCTCGTAGGTCGGCATCGTACAGGCTTATCTCCCCTTGAGTTCTAACCTTGGCGCCTTCCATACCAAGCTCGGCGCGTTTTGTAGCGAACTGATTACGTTCTTTAACCGCGTCACGTTCAGCAGCTTCCACACGAGCCAAGTCAGCATCACGTCTGGCGAGGTCTTTTTCAGCACCGGTTTGTTTGAACTGTTGATCAGCCATACGGAACGAATTGATGCGATCATCCAACTTCTCTTCCGCTGCACGAAGTTCTTTGCCAGCCTCACGAAGACCTGCAAGACCACGCCTACCCGATTCACCCAGTGCCTGAAACTCTTGCCCACGACGAGCACCGATAAGGCCAAGGCCCGCTTCCATCAAAGCTTCTCCTTTAGCCACATCTTTGCGGCCTTGCAAATCTTTACGCTTACCCTCTTCCTTCTCAATCATCTTGCCGTACATATCAGGGTCAACACCCATTGAGCGCAGGTACTCCGTACGCTCTTTACCAATGGTAGGCAAATCTTGCGCAGCACGGGTTTTGAACGCTTCGGGTTTTAGGCCACTGAGATCGGGCAACGTAATTTCGGGACGCTTTAATGCGGATACAGATGGCGCAGAAGTACCGGGGCCTTGCGCACGAGGAGCAGCATCGCGGCGTGGTGGTGCTGGTAATGTTCTAGTAGTCGTGGTTGGTGTAGTTGTAGTCGTGGGCGATGTAGTCGTAGTTGGTGCGGTTGTAGTCGGTGCAGTTGGCGTATTTTTTTCTATTTCGGCTAGTTTGGCTTTTGCCGCTGCGCGATCTTTTGCGTCTATAGAAGGATCACCAACAATACGGCGCAATCCGTTAATGAAAGCACTCCCAACATTACCCATTTGTTCGCCATAAGGCATTGTAGGACGACTAAAATATTCTGGAATGCCGGACCCATGCCCGAAAAACCCATAGTTCACAAAGCTACCATCATCCCCAGCATACCCCGGCACACTACCACCATCATCAAACGCAACAATGCCACCACCAGCGTAGTTACCCACACCACCAGCGGGTAAGGATTCAACCCCAGCAGGGGCTTGTTGTGGAGGCATTTGTCCTTGGGGTTGACCCATCGGGGGCTGCATACCCATTTGCGGTTGTGCCTGTGGACCCATGCCCAGCACGTCCTGCGCCACGGTAGTGCTCGGCGGCTGCATATCTTCTTTGGCGATGCGGTCACGCATCATCCCGGCCATCACAGCTTTCTGTGGGTCGATCAGGCCCGTCTGGGCCATATTAGCTAACTGCTTCTTGCTGTACTTGATCGCAAGTGCTTTGATTTCTTGGATTCCGGGGATCATGATTCATCCTTGCTCATGTTGTACAGGGCCAGATCAGTCAGGCCACCATCAGCGAAATACCCAGCTTTTTGTCCACCCATATACGTCATACCCAAACCAGCAGCGGTGGCTAACGGAGAAGTTGGCTGCTGATACATAGTCTGCGAATATTGAGACAAAGGCAGACCACGCAGCATATCGGACATATACGACAACTGCTCGTATGGGTGGCGGCGTTGCGCAGCAAAGTCCTCATACTGTTGTGCCAGACGCTGTTGCTCCAACCCTTGCTGTTGAGCGCCCATACTGGCTTGACCTTGGATAATGTCTTTCTGTTGACCAAACTGTGTCTGGCCAAGTTGACCCAAAGTGCCCGCCATCTGACCAGCCGTTTGCAACCCTTGGAGCCCCAAGGTAGAGCCAAACTGTTGTGCTTGACGAGCCTGCTCAAAGGCGGACTGCATACCTCTGCCGTAGATATCTGCTTGTTGCTGCCCAAGATTACGCTGGCGCTCTGCCTCAACGATAGCTGAACGAGACCCACCAAAAGCGCCTTGCTGCACAGCTCTTGCTTGGTTCTGTTGGCCCATTATGTCTGATTGCCGTGCAGCTTCACGCATCTGCGGGTCGAGAGCGTTTTGTATATACGGCGACATGTACGCCTGCATAGCCCCCGGGCTAGTAGCCATCTGCTGATAGTTTGCCCCAGCGCCCAATGCACCCAGCCCAGCCAACCCACCCATTTGTGTAGCAATACCAAGCTGTTGTGCTGGACCCAAATTAGCCATGCCTTGCTGGGCCTGTTGCTGCATAGGCGTAAAGCCTGCGATTCGCTCACCACCATACGCTTGGTATGGGGACTTAGTAAGCGCCTCAGTTTTACCCAACATACGCTCAACGTACGGCTTTGCGTATTCGGGTATAGACGTTTGGGTAATGGTTTGCTTTTCAGGTGCAGAAGGCGCACTATCACCACCCCCATAGACACGCCCACCCGGTTTCAAGCGCGTAGCGCACTCGCCGAACGGCTCACCAAAATACTCCAGTTGTCTGCGTGAATAGCTCATTTTGGCCTCTACAAAATCTTAGTGTATATTTTATCGGTCAACTTATACCCCAAGTACTCAAACAGTTTGGAGTTGTCCATGTGAATCTTTGTGTGCATGATGATGCGGTTTACGCCAATACCTTTAAGCACATCCTCTGCGTACTTAAACAGCCTGATACCAACACGTCCTTTTCGAAAATCAGGACGGATATAATAAATATCTTCAAACGCTGTTTTACAAGTCATGTAGTGCAAGTGTGGCTGTACAATAAAAATTGCGTACCCAATCATCTCTTCATTTGCACGTACTGTAACGCACCGCAACATCCCCGCATCCGCTAGCCGTTTATACGCATCATAGTCAGGTGTCAGCGGAAAGTCTTTTGTTACGCATAACTCTTCATAGTGCAATGGAAAGAGAACCTTCATCTCCTCCACAAACGCAAACGGATCACAGTCCGCGTATACAAGCGTTGTCATGCAGGAAGTAGTTTTTCGGATTT